ACTAAAACTAAAACCCTTGCTGCATATGGACAGATAGTAGATGTTCTATTTGCAAATAATAAATTTCCATTGACAATTGACCCAACACAACTACCTGATGGTGTAGCAGCTGATGTACACTTTGATCCAAAAGAAACACCAGAGGTAAGTGATATAATAGATAGCCCTTATGGTTTTGAAGGTGATGGTAAAGAGCTAGAACCGGGAGCTACACAAAAGTCATTAATGGATAAACTAGGTGAATATCAAAATAAGTTAGGAGATATAGAAGGTGTTAGAGAAGGTGTGGGTCAAACAGGTTCTGCAATTACAGTTAGCCCTGCGATGGTTGCAGCAAAAAGAATGCAGAAAAAGATACACGATCAGTTAGAAGAGTCAGGTGCAAGTAAACATTTAAGAAGTACAGCATTTGAAATGTCTCTTTTTGGTACGGGCGTAATGAAAGGGCCGTTTGCTATTGATAAAGAATATCCTAATTGGAATGATGATGGCGAATATGATCCACTTATTAAAACTGTACCACAAGTATCACATGTATCAGTATGGAACTTCTACCCAGACCCAGATGCTAACAACATGGATGAGGCACAGTATGTAATAGAGCGACACAAGATGTCACGTTCACAACTACGTGCACTTAAGAAACGCCCATACTTTAGAGACAGTGTAATTGAGGAAGTGATTACAAGAGGTGAGAACTACGAGAAGCTGTATTGGGAAGATGATCTATCTGACTATGCACCACAGCATGACATTGACCGCTTTGAGGTTATGGAGTATTGGGGTACAGTAGACACTGAACTACTGGAAGAACAAGAGATTGCAATACCAAAAGATTTACAGGAGTTAGATGAGCTACAGGCAAACATCTGGATATGTAATGGTAGACTATTACGTGTAGTACTTAATCCATTTAAACCTGCTCGTATACCTTACATGGCAGCACCATATGAACTTAACCCATACAGTTTCTTTGGTGTAGGTATTGCAGAAAACATGGACGACACACAAACTTTGATGAATGGTTTTATGCGTATGGCAGTTGACAATGCTGTACTGTCAGGTAACTTACTTATTGAGGTAGATGAAACTAACTTAGTACCGGGTCAGGACTTGACAGTGTATCCCGGCAAGGTGTTTAGAAGACAGGGTGGTGCACCCGGACAGGCACTGTTTGGTACAAAGTATCCAAATGTATCTAGCGAGAACATGATGATGTTTGACAAAGCTAGACAGCTATCAGATGAGAGTACAGGTTTTCCATCCTTTGCACATGGTCAGACAGGCATAGCTGGTGTAGGCAGAACTGCATCAGGTATATCTATGTTGATGGGTGCAGCAGCAGGTGGTATTAAAACAGTTATTAAGAATGTAGATGATTATCTACTTAGACCATTAGGAGAAGGACTGTTTCAGTTTAATATGCAGTTTGATTTTGACCCTGACATCAAAGGTGATCTTGAAGTATCTGCACGTGGAACAGAAAGTTTGATGGCTAATGAAGTACGTAGCCAAAGATTAATGCAATTTTTAGGTGTTACATCTAATCCAGCACTTGCACCTTTTGCAAAATTCAATTATATTATACGTGAGATTGCAAAATCTTTAGACCTTGACCCAGATAAGGTTACTAATAATATGGATGAAGCAGCAATACAGGCTGAGATTATGAAAGGTCTACAGCCAGAACAACCACCAGCAGGTGCACAGCAACCACCAGCAGGAGCTAATCCAATGGATACATCAGGAGCAGGAGGAGGAACAATTGGAACAGGACAAGCACCAACACCGGGAGAACAAGGGTTTAGTGGACCGCCACAAGGAGCTGCTCCGCAAGCTCAAGCCCCTAGTCAGCAACAACCGCCAATGGGTACTATTCAGTAGTTATTTAGATTCTATGATTGAAAGTGAAAGAAAAACATTAGAGCAGTCGATTGACATGGTTACAATGCACAGAGCGCAAGGAGCAATCAGTGCGTACCAAAAAATTAAACAACTAAGGGAACACGTAAATGTACAATAAACAAATGGAAATGTTTCAAGATGGTGGTTTAAAAGATCAGGGTGGATCTAAAGATCCTGTGTCTGGTAATGATGTACCTTCAGGTTCACTTAAAGAAGAGGTACGTGATGACATAGATGCAAAGTTAAGTCCGGGTGAGTTTGTATTTCCTGCTGACGTTGTACGATTTATAGGTTTGGAAAAACTAATGCTCATGCGTGATAAAGCTAAGAGAGGTCTAGCTCGTATGGAAGAGATGGGTCAGATGGGTAACTCTGATGAAGCTACTATAGATGATGATGTACCATTTGGTATGGAAGCTTTAATTATTGTAGCAGGATCACCTAATGATGAAATGAATAAATTAAATATAGGTGGTATGCCCTCTCAACAGCAACAGTCTAATCAAGCAGGTGGTGTACCGGGTCAGGGTAGGTTTGAACAAATAGTAGGGCAACCTATGTTTGAATCTACAACTAAAGTATTTAAGAATGACCAGAATCAAACGTTATACATTCCCTTTGTACGAGGACAACCTGTATATCAACCTCCTCCCGGCTATCGTGAAGTAACTCAAGAAGAACAGCAACAGGAAGCAACAACTCCAAATGTAGCATCTGCAAAAGTAGATTCTATAACTGAAACAGGTAGTGGTGAGTTAGGTGGTGGGCCAGATATAGATGATGTAGGCTATGATCAATTATCTGAAATAGAACAGGTAGAAATGGGATTAGATGCATTAGGTTTAGGACCAACTGGTGCATTTGGACAAGCAGTTCAAAATTTAGGTCCGTCTTTTGTAGGAGCAGGAATGGCTGCTTTAACAGGTGTTAAAGGTTATGGCACTTTAGGACAACTAGGTGTAAGCCAGCTAGACCCAAGTGCTAAACCTGCTGGAAAAATGGCTAAAGAAAAAGCAGAAAAAGATCTTAGAAGTGCTAAAGCTAAAGCTAGATCATTTTTAGCTATGTCACCACAAGAACAAGCTGAAGTAAGAGGTAGATCTAATCAAGCTATAGCTGATAGAAATCAAGCATCTTACATGGATAGAGTAGGTGCAAGTAAAGAAATGAGAGATGATGCAGTTGGAGTAATGGGTACTGTAGGTGGTGTAGCAACTACTATGTCTGTTGATGTGCAAACAGGAGTTGTTACAGATACTGTGACAGGTGATGTTATTGGTGGTAAAGATGCAGATGCTGCTCGTTCTGCTGTAACATTAGGTATGCAGGAAGCAAGTTTTGCTCAAGATCCTACACCAGACCCAGATAAAACTGTGAGTGAAATAGAACAAGAAGAATCTCAATTTGGTGGTCCAGATGCCGCACCCGGAGTAGGTGGTCAAGCAGGATCACAAAGTGATGATACAGGACCAGCAGAAGAAGGTGGATATATGAATATAGGGGGATTAGCATCTAAACCTAAAAGAAAAAAACAAAAGAAGATGAAGCGTGGTGGTTTAGCTTCAAGATAACAAACCACATGTGTTGGCTACCTATGCCCCTAATAAGGCTACCATAGCCCCAACGAAAGGAAATATAATATGTCAGACGTAACAGAAGTAGAAGTAGAACCAAGTAAAGTAGCATTTGTATCTAGACCTTACAGTAAGGATGAGAAACTTAAGAAGGACGAAGAAGAACTAGAACAGCTACTAGAAGAACAAAAACAGGATGCCTCAACAGAAGAAGTAGAAAGTGAACCTACTACTGCTGAAGAAAAAACATTTAAGAAAAGATACTCAGATCTACGTAGGCATCAGCAGAAACAGACAGAAGAACTAAAGACTGAGATAAATGCACTTAAGAGCCAGTTAGAACAGTCAACTAAAAAACAAATTAAACTTCCTAAGTCTGACGAGGATATAGAAACATGGGCTAAAGAGTATCCTGATGTAGCTGCTATAGTAGAAACAATAGCTATGAAGAAAGCAGCAGAACAATCAGCTAGTCTAGAGCAACGTGTTAAAGCATTAGATGATATGCAACAGGACGTAAGCAAACAACGTGCAGAGACAGAGTTGTTACAGATGCATCCAGACTTTGATGAGATACGTAACGATGATGACTTTCATGCATGGGCAGATGAACAGCCACAATGGATACAGAATGCTTTGTATGAAAATGATAATGATGCACGATCTGCTGCTAGAGCAATTGATTTATATAAAGCAGATAAAAATCTTACAACTAAGAAAACTAGTAACAAAGATGCAGCCAAGTCTGTATCTACAAAAGGAAAACGTAACAAACCTGTAGAAAATGAGTCTAGCTCGTTTCTAAGAGAGTCTGAAGTACAGCGTATGACCGCAAAGGAATATGAAAGTAGATCAGATGAAATCATGGAAGCTATTAGACAAAACAAGTTTGTATACGATTTATCTGGATCGGCACGTTAATTAGTGTTGACAAACAGTAGATTGTGTATATAACTATACATAGTCGCAAGATGTAGTTAGCCCTTGAATAAGACTACCTAACTATATCTTACTATACTTCTAAGACAACCCGATGAAGAAGAGCCTATGTGTAGTTGGCCTTACACGTACAACCTCTTAGTTCACGGCCCTTAAGGTAGATAAAAATAGTGTACAATATGTACACATGGGATGTCGTATATAGGAGAAAATAAAATGGCATTTTCAACTGCAACAGGCTACGGCAACCTGCCTAATGGTAATTTCTCACCAGTTATCTACTCTAAGCAGGTACAAGTAGCTTTTCGTAAGGCTTCCATTGTTGAAGCTATTACAAATAGTGACTACTTTGGCGAAATCGCAAACATGGGCGATAGCGTTAAAATAATTAAGGAGCCAGAAATCACGGTCAAAGCATATGCTCGTGGTACTACGATTACTCCGCAAGACTTGGACGATGAAGAGTTCTCTCTTACCATTGACAAAGCAAACTACTTTGCATTTAAAGTCGATGATATTGAAGAGGCACACTCTCATGTAAACTTCCAACAGCTTGCAACTGATCGTGCGGCTTACAGACTAGCTGACCAGTTTGACCAAGACGCTCTTGGTTACTTGACTGGTTTTAAACAGTCTTCTTTGCATACCAATGCTGATACTGCTAACACAACTGTTAATGGTTCAGTTGCTGTATCTACAGCAGGTACTGACGAATTACTAAGCTCAATGAAGATAGATGCTTCTGAGTTCGGTGGTTCTGCTAGTAATGCAATTGGTATTCAAGCACGTGCTGGTGGGGCAACTTCTGCTACACCCGGTTCAGGTAATGCTAACCCATTACAAATTGTAGCTCGTATGGCTCGTTTGCTTGATCAACAAAATGTTGACACCAACAATCGTTGGCTCGTTGTTGATCCAGTTTTCGTTGAAGTTCTCAAAGATGAAGACTCTCGTCTTCTCAATGGCGACTTTGGTGGAAGCGGAATACAAAATGGTCTTATACTTAATAACCTTCATGGTTTCAAAGTATATATGTCTAACAACCTACCTTCTATTGGAACTGGACCAGCTACTACTGGTGGTACAAACTCCTCTAACTTTGGTATGATTGTATCTGGACATTCTTCTGCTGTAGCAACTGCCGAGCAGATTAATAAGACAGAGACATATCGTGACCCTGATAGCTTTGCCGACATAGTTCGGGGAATGCATTTGTATGGACGTAAGATACTTAGACCTGAAGCTCTAAGTGTTGCACGTTATTGCTTGGTATAAGGAGACTGAATCATGGCTACAGTAACAACCTTAAGTTCAGCGGCTCGTGGCTCAGATGCTAGAGGTCGCTCTCCTTACTTGGTGCAAAATAGTATTGACTTTGGAGCTGCTGCTACCGCTAAAGGTACAGCACTAGCTGCTGCCGATATTATTCAAGCCATAACAGTACCTGCTAATACTATGATATTAGATGCTGGTTTTGAAGTAACAACAGTTCACGCTGGTACTTCTTCTGACTGTGCACTAGATCTAGGAGTGACAGGTGTTGATGTGGATGCATACGTTGATGGCTTTGACTTTGACGGTGCATCAGCAGGTGCATACAGTGTAGGTGCAGGTAATGGACCTCTTACTGTTGGTGCAACTGCCGACACGCTTGATGTTTTAATTCAGGCACAAACTGGAACTACAACGGCTGGTGTTATCCGTGTCTTTGCATTATTGCTAGACGTTGATGACATAGGCACTGTAGGTGCAGATGAAGTGGATCGTGATACACTCGCGTAACACATGTGGAAGGGGTGGGATAAACCTGCCCCTTTCTACTTAAGGATATATTATGGCTACAACATTTCTAACATTAGTTAATGATGTCAACAAAAGGCTGAACGAAGTCGAGCTTACCAGTTCTAACTTTGGATCAGCCACAGGTTTTTATGCACACATAAAAGATGCAGTCAACTCTGCTATACGCTACATTAATGAAAGCGAGTATGAGTGGCCTTTTAATCATTCAGAAAAAGAACAAACACTAGTTGCTGGTACGACACGATATGCATTTCCAACAGATGCTAAACTTATAGACTTTGAATCGTTTAGAATAAAAGAGGATGCTACATTAGGAAACGACACAAAGAAACTAGCTTTAATTACATACGATGAATATCTAGAAAAATACGTGGATCAGGAGTACGCTGCAAGTCAGACACGTGCACTACCACGTTTTGTTTTTCATGGACCTGATCTAAAGTATGGTTTGATAGAACCACCTGATAAGGCATACACGTTAGTATTTGACTACTATGTATTTCAGGCAGACCTATCTGCTCATGGTGACACAATGGTTATCCCAGACCGTTTTAAACACGTTGTAGTGGACGCTGCAATGTTTCATGCATATATGTTCAGAGGTAACACTCAAGATGCTGTAGTGGTCAAGGAGAGGGCAGATGAGGGCATTAAAGCAATGCGTTCTATGTTAATTA